ACAAGTTGGAGTTCAACATACGCATGCAATTTGTAAAAGCAATGATTGAGTATTGCAAACCAGCAATACATAGTGTATCATTGGAACAACAAACCTACTTTAAATCTTTCGTAACATGGTTAGACAATACTAAGAAAGACTTTAAAGAATTACATACTTACATTAAGGAGTCAACAATATGTGCATAGCAATAATGAAATCAGAAAACAAAAAGATTAGTAAGACTACATTACAAAGATGTTACGATGCTAATCCAGATGGTGCAGGCTTTATGTTTGCAGACAACAAAGAACTGACTGTAAAGAAAGGTTACTTTACATTCAAAGAATTCTACAAGGAGTATAAACCACATGAGAACAAACAAGTACTATTACACTTTCGTATTAAAACGCATGGTAAGATTGATAAAAACAATTGCCATCCGTTCCTTGTTAATAGTGGGCTTGGCTTTATTCATAATGGTATTATCTCTGGTTACGGTGATGATAAACAATCAGATACTATAGATTTTAACAAGTCTATACTACAAAAGATTGTAGCTAAACATGGTAACATGGGATTATTTGATGACCCAATGGTTGAGCTTATTGAAAATGTAATAGGCTACAGTAAGCTAGTCTTCCTTGATAGACATGGTAACTATCGTATCATGAATGAAGATAAAGGTCATTGGAACAATGGTATATGGTATAGTAACAACAGTTACAAGAAACCTGAACCAGTTACATACACAGGATATGATTGGACTAAGCAAGGTACGCAACGTACTTCGCTGCCATCGGCAGCAAAGGACTATAGCTCCCTCGCTTCTAGTGATTGGCTTATATGTAATGAAGACTATGACTATGGTATAGGTGATGATACAGTAACTATTAAAAAAGGTGAATGGGTTGAAGTAGAAAATGTAGATAATAAAAGTAAAACTTGTACACTAATTACTGGTGAGTACATGAACCCTACTATCTTTACTAAAGTTCCTTTATCTGTAGTAAAATCATGGGAAGATGCTGATACATATAATTACAACAAGTCGTTTGACTTTTAATTAATAATATAGTATAATATTTATATAGGAGTAAATTATGTTAACATGGTATATAGTAGTAGAAAATGAGTCGGGTGATAAAGTAGAACTACGAGATGTTCCGAAGGATGTCGAGGTAGTTGTTGATGAATATGTACATGACATGGAGGGTAATTAATATGTATGATAAAGAAAGAGATATGAATCCACCTGAACCAAGAGAGCAGTATGAACCTGACGTAGACGCTATTGGTGATGAGATGTGGTTACGTAAAAAAGAAGAAGAAGAAAAAGAACAAGACGTAGAACCTAATGATGAGTACGATGAACATGACTGTTGTAGAGGTGATTGTAAATGAGATGTATAGCATGTAATAAAGCTCTTTCTGATTTTGAAAGTACTCGTAAAGATATTACTACAGGCGAATTTGTTGATATGTGCAATGAATGTTTTCGTTATGTCCAGGATTCTGTTGTTACTAATGAACGAGAAGACCTAAGACATAACGAAGATATAGATGAATAATTATTTATTCATTACGTACATTGTTACTTCAAAACCGAAACGCATTTCAGTAGCTTGAGGTGTAGTCCACATAGTGTTATCCTTTCATAAAATATAAAAACTTTATTGTTTCTATACTATTATTATAACACTTTGTTTGATAAAAGTAAATAAGGAAAATCATGAGTTTATTTAAAGGACATCTACCTTGTCCTAAATGTGGTAGTAAAGATAATCTAGGAGATTATGATGACCACCAATTTTGTTTTGGTTGCCAGTATTATGTAAGAAAAAATGATACTGCTAGCTTACGAGCAAGAATGAATAAAGATAAAACTGATTCAAATACTTATACTATACCTATTACCAATGACATACCTCAAGAAGCTATGCAATGGTTATTAAAGTATAATATTACAGAAAAAGAAATAAAAAAATACAAAATCTCATGGAGTCCTTTAAAGATTCTTGTATTGATTATATCAAAAAGTTATTGGCAGGGTAGAAACTTTGGCTTTGGTAATCAAAAGTATAAGTCCAATGGTATTAAACCATTGAAGAAGTATGGTTCAGGTAATACATTAGTATTAGTAGAAGATGTTTTATCTGCTATTAAAATAGCAAGAACAGAGGATTACTCTGGTGTTCCTTTACTGGGCAGCAGTCTAAGTAAAGAACATGAGTTGCGTTTAATTAAAAACTATGATACAATATATGTATGGCTTGATAGAGACAAAGCTAAAAATGCAGTAAAGATTAAGAATAGATTAAGAGAATTAGGGATAACAAGTAAAGCGATTATAACACCCCTTGACCCTAAAGAGTATAACGAAACGGAGATTAATATATGGTTGAAGAACTAATACTTAAATTATTTATAGAAGATAATAAAGCCTTTACAAAATTCTATAAGTATGTTAAACTAAATTATATAAAGAATAATTATACTAACTTATATAAATTATTTCTTGTTGTTAATAAATACTATACTAAATACAACAAAGATAATATAACTAAAGAAGAACTATTAACAGAATTTAATGTTAATTATTATTTAGAAGATTCTGAAAGAGATGAAATAGAATCTTTAATAGATAGAGTTATTAACAAAACAATAGATAATGAAGACTCTTTAATAGAGTTACTTAACGAACATAAAAGAAGAGCGTTAGCTGGCGACATAGCCAAGCTAGCTCTTGATGTAGAAGAAGGTACTGCTAAAACTTCTGAACTAATAAATAAGTTTTCTGATTTTGAACACCAAGATATACAAGAAGATACAGCAGAAGCAGTTAACATGGAGCTAAATGATTTATATAAATCTCAAACAGGTACACCGGGATTAAGATGGAGATTAAACTGGCTAAACAAATCACTAGGTTCATTACGCAAAGGTGATTTTGGTTTTATATTTGCAAGACCAGAGACAGGTAAGACCACTTTCCTTGCCTCAGAAATTACCCATATGGTTCAGAACACACCAGGAGATATAATATGGTTTAATAATGAAGAGCAAGGTAAGAAAGTGGCAATCAGATGTTATCAAGCTTTACTTAACTTGACAAGTAAAGAACTCTTTGATAACATAGAAGTTAATAGTGAGAAGTATAAAGAATTAACAGGAGGTAGAATTAAGATATATGATTATGAAGACTCATCTAATACTGGACGTATAGAACAGATACTAAAAGAGTCAAACCCAAGTCTTATTATCTTTGACCAGATGGATAAAATAAAAGGATTCAAATCAGATAGACATGACTTACAACTTAAACAACTATATCAATGGGCTAGAGAACTTGCTAAAGGATATGCTCCAGTCATTGCAGTTAGCCAAGCAGGAGGAACTGCTGAAGGTAAGCTATGGTTAACAATGGATGACGTTGATAGTAGTAAGACAGCGAAACAAGGTGAAGCTGACTGGATACTAGGCATAGGTAAAGAACAAGATAATACAAGTCATATGAGATTCTTAAACATAAGTAAGAATAAATTATTAGGTGATAGCGATAGCTTGCCAGACCTAAGACATGGTAATGCTAGCGTAATAATTAAACCAGAAACAGCGAGGTATATAGACCAATGAACTATCTAACACTAGATGTAGAAACAACTATAAGTAACAAAGGTAATCCATTTGACCAATCAAACAAGCTAATGCTTGTAGGATTAAGTAATGGAAAAACATATGATATAGAATACTCCGTTGACCCCTACAAGGAATTGCTAGACGACATCCAAATCGCTGTGGATAAGGCAGATGTGCTTGTAGGGTTTAACATTAAATTTGATTTGCATTGGTTACAAAGATATGGTATAATATTTAAAGACAAAAGAATATGGGATTGTCAACTAGTAGAATTTATACTGCGTAACCAAGCTAACCCTTACCCATCTCTTAATGGTGTAGCAGAATACTATGAGTTAGGAAGTAAGTTAGATGAAGTTAAAGAAAACTACTGGAAGAATGGTATTGACACAGACCAAATACCATTACCGATACTAAGAGATTATTTACAACAAGATGTAAAACTAACAGAACAAGTTATGTATAGGCAACAAGCAGTATTAAAAGAAAGACCAGAGTTACAAAGACTTATATCATTACATAACCAAGACCTAATGGTACTACAAGAAATGGAATACAATGGTCTTAACTTTGAGTATGAAAAGTCTAATACACTAGGAGATGAACTTGAAGAACAAATTGGAAAGCTGGACAGACGACTTCATGAGTATATTAATTATGATGATTTTAATCCCAACAGCGTTGACCATCTTAGTGCTTTACTTTATGGTGGTAATATTAAAGCAAAGCGTCAAGTACCTATTGGACATTATAAAACAGGCGATAGAAAAGGTGAAGTTAAATATAAATGGGAAGAATTTTTAATACCTTTTAATAGAATGTTTAATCCAATCCCAGGAACAGAGTTAGCTAAAGAAGGATTGTATTCAACAGATGACAAGACATTGAGAAGTCTCAAAGGAAATAAGAACGCAATGGAACTACTAAACATCTTATTAACTAGAGCAACATTAGAAAAGAGAAGGTCTACATATTACATTGGATTAACCAAACTCATTGATACAATGAAATGGAAACACAATACAATACATGGACAACTTAATCAATGTGTAGCAAAAACAGGTAGGTTAAGTAGTAGTAAACCTAACTTACAGAACTTTGATGGAGAGATTAAAACACTCTTTACAACTAGATACGGAGAATAATATGAGCAGAGATGACTATTTACCAACAGATGAAGATGAGCAACAAGCTCAAGAAGAAGCACATAAACATCATACTATACAAGAGTTTGCTGCTATAGTAATGGCAGATGGACCAGCAGCAACGCTGGGTCAAATGCCTGATGATGCTAAAAATGAAATAAGACAATTAATATTGCATGATTACATGCAAAGATTATCATCAGCTAATTCAGGATTATAATATGTTATTAAACGCAGACGCTAAACAATTAGAATGGGTAGGTGCTGCTTATCTATCTCAAGATAGCACTGCTATTAAAGAGATATTAGATGAAGTAGACCAACATACAGACAATCAAACAAGGTTTGGACTACCCTCTAGGTTAATAGCTAAGACGTTTGTCTTTAGATTAATCTATGGTGGTAGTGCATACTCATATAGTATGGACCACAACTTTAAAGATATAGGTAACGAATCCTTCTGGCAAGATGTGATAGATGAGTTCTATAAAAAATATGATGGTTTAAAGAAATGGCACGAAGAAATACTTTTCCGTGCTAAAAGAGACCAGTATCTTATAATGCCAACAGGCAGAAGATACGACTACCCACCTGAGTTAAGTAGCTTAGGTAAAGTTAAGTATCCACGAACAAGAATACTTAACTATCCTGTTCAAGGATTGGGAGCAGATTTGATGTCAATTGCTAGAGTATCATTGCGCAATAGACTCAAAGATAAAACAGGTATACAATTAATTAATACTGTACACGATTCTATTATGCTTGACTTTGATACTAAAGTATGGGATAATAATAGTATAGTATCGTTAGTTGATACTTGTTTTAATGACGTACCTGATAACTTTGAAAAGTTATTTGGTAAGAAGTTTAATCTACCCATGCGAGTCGAGTGTCAAATTGGTGAAACATGGGGTAATATGGAGACAGTAAATGCAAATTAATGTTATAGATGTAGGGAGTGTTAATACACACTCGGCAAAGAACGGTAGACAATACCAATCTTTAGAAGTAACTTATAAGAATGAACAAGGACAAGCTCAATCTAAAAAGCTAATGTCATTCTCTGCACCTCAAGTATTTAAAGCAGCACAAGAATGGCAAAAAGGTGATAGTATTAATGTCGCTACCAAGAAAGATGATAATGGTTATTGGCAATGGACAAATATTCTTGCAGATGGAGAAGTAGATACACAAGAAACTTCTGGTAGTGGTGTTAAACCACAAGCAACCAGAGTATCTGGAAGTAACTATCCTACTCAAGATGAAAGAGCTCAAACACAAGCATACATTATTAAACAATCATCATTAAGTAATGCAGTATCTACTTTAGCTATTAGTGGTAAGCCAGTTACAGCTAATGATGTAATTAGTTTGTCTAAGATGTATGAAGGATACGTTCTTGGAGTTAATCAAACAGAAACAATAGACGACATGGCTTCTGATATACCTTTTTAAAGGATTAGTATGTTAGCATTAATTGACCATGATTTAGTTGTATTTAGAAGTGCTGCCTCAGCAGAAAAAGATGGCTTTGGTATTGCAAAATATAGAGCAGAGCAGTTGTTAGATACTCTAATGGAGAAAACAAAAGCTACAGAATACCGTGCTTTTATTTCTTCAAAGAGTAACTTCCGTAAAGACATATTACCTAGCTACAAAGCTAACAGAACTGCTCCTAAACCTAAACATCTTAAAGCATTACAAGACTATGCATTAGAACACATGAATGCAGAATTAGCACGTGATGGGTTGGAAGCTGATGACGAACTTGCTATTAACCAAACAGACGACACTATAATAGTATCTCTGGATAAAGACTTATTGCAAGTTGCAGGTAAGCACTTCTCATGGGAAATTAGTGGTAAGAATTGGACAAGACCTGATACGTTTGTAACACAAACAGAACTTGAAGGTCTTCGTCTATTCTTTGAACAATGTATCAAAGGAGATACAGCAGATAACATCAAAGGCATAAAAGGATTAGGAAATAAAAAAGCTAAGAATCTATTAGGAAGTTGTGAGAACCCTGAAGAAATGTTTATAATTGTCCAGGATTTATATGCAGACAATGAAAGATTAATTCAAAATGGTTCTTGTCTATGGATGAAAAGATTTTTAGAAGACAATTGGAGAGATAGGTTTGAACAATTTCAAAAGCAAACTGGAGGAGAAAGCATGGAAAGAACTGAAGAAGAATTTTCCGTCAGTTAAGTATGAACCAGATGCTATACCATATAAGCAACCAGAAAAGGAGCGTAAGTACACGCCAGACTTTAAGCTTGCACGTGGTGTATATATCGAAGCTAAAGGTAAATTAGATTTAGCTACTAGACAGAAAATGGTTTGGTTTAAAGATATGCATCCAGGCATTACAATAATCTTTTTATTTATGAATCCTGATAATAAGATAACAAAGAGAAGTAAAACAACTTACTGGCAGTGGGCTGAGAAAGAAGGGTTCATGTGGCTAGACTTTAGGAGAAACTGGATAGATGGTTATAAAAAACTTAGTAGAGAACGATGATGGTAGTGTAGACTTTGACTTTAAAGTTGATAAGAATGAAAATGAATTCTTAGTAAACTTTGCTATCAAAGCATTAATTAGAGAAGGTGTAATTAAAACATCTACAGAAGAAATGCAAGAGGGTATGGATGTTAAAATAGATAAGGAGACATTAAATTGAAACATTTAGTAATCCCCGATACCCAAGTAAAGCCAGGCATTAGTCTGGCTTACTTAACTTGGATAGGGAAATATATAGTAGAAAAACAACCAGAAGTTATTATACAAATAGGAGACTTTGCAGACATGCCTAGTCTTTCTTCTTATGATACAGGTAAAAAATCTTTTGAAGGTAGAACATACAAAGCAGATATACGAGCTGCCAATAAAGGAATGGAGGCATTACTAGCTCCTATGAAAGCCCTTAATAAAAGATTAGCTAAACAAAAGAAAAAACAATACAAACCTAAAATGATATTAACATTAGGTAATCATGAAGATAGAATTTCAAGAGCTGTAGAGTATGATAGAAAATTAGATGGTCTAGTAGACTTAGGAGATTTAAATTATGAAAAATCTGGATGGAAAGTATATCCCTTTTTGGATGTCATTAGTATTAATGGTATTGCTTACTCTCACTATTTTGCTAGTGGAGTTATGGGAAGACCAGTTACTTCAGCAAATGCCTTGCTTACCAAAAAACATATGTCATGTTTTGCAGGACATCAACAAGGCAGACAGATTGCTTACGGAAGGAGAGCTGATGGTACAGAAATGACAGCAATTATTGCAGGTAGTGCTTACATGCATGATGAAGAATACTTATCACACCAAACCAATCAACATTGGAGAGGTATCTATATGTTACATGATGTTAAAGATGGTAGCTTTGATGAAATGGCGGTTTCAATGAAATATTTAAAGGAGAGATTTGCTTGACTTTCAAGTAAATTTATGGTATAATTATGGTACAAGCTAAAGAAAAACAAGTAGGTGGTACTCACTACTCTAAGTATTCAATACAACCTATTGAATTCATTACAAAAAACAATATACCTTTTATAGAAGGTAATGTAATTAAGTATTTACTTAGATGGAGAGAGAAAGGTGGTATACAAGACATAGATAAATGTATTCACTATTTAGAATTATTAAAGGACTTAGAAAAATGAAAAACTTAGTTACAACAACTATAGGTCATTTAATTATAGTAGTTGTTCTTATTAGTTTATATGCATTACTAGGAAGTTTGTTTACAAAAGCTGAAGCAGGAGACAAAGTAGGTGTTGGTAACTTTGTTATGGCAGTCAGTTATACAGAATCATACAATGATTTACAATACGTTGCTAACTTTGTTAATTGTGATATGGCACAGACCTATTACAATGAAAACTGTGCGACACAAGGTGCGATGATTATGATGTGTCAATTAGAACAATATCTTTATATGCCTATTGGTCATGATAGTGATTCATCATTTGACTTTGAACCTACTGACAGACAATCATGTGGCTTTGTCGGTGTACAGAAACCTAAATTTATAAAGGACTAACGAAGGGTCGGTCATATTATGCTAGTTT